GCAGCGCACGGATGCAGTGATGACGACGAGGGTCTGGCAGTAGGCGCAGCGCGGATTCCGCTGCTCGAACAACTTCACAGGGAAGTATCGGCAGGGCGGAAGGTCATAGGAAACCATGCCGCCGATGGCGAACCCCTTGTGGGTCATGGGAGGAATGAGGTGTGGCTGAGGTGTGCTCATGGCTTGATCCCCACACCATGCAACCACTCGGCATCGGCGGCACCCAGTTTTAGTCCGGCTTCCCGGCGACAACAACCTTCATACCGGGAGAACCCCTGGAAGGCGGTGGGCTCAGGCTCAGCGGGCACATCCAGCAAAAAAGCCGTGTCCCCGCAATAAATACATAGGAATGCATCCTTGCTGATCTGGTTCGGACCAAGAGAGAACATGGGCCACTTGCAGCGCGGGCAGTTCATGGAATCACCCTCACCGTCCCGCACTTCCAGTGCCCTGCCACGATGGCGCAGAACGTCGCGCTCGCCTTGAGGTAGGCGGGCCAGTGGATGATGGGGATGATTTTCATTCCGGCTCCCTCATAAGACGCCCTAACTTGGCTAAACGCACGATATAGAACACCCTGTCGTACTCGACAATTCCCTCGTCCTGCCACTTGTTCACCAGGTGGTAGACCCGCTCGGACCGCATGGTGGTGAAGGCCGGCTGGAGGTCGATCTCCTGTTCCGGGTCCGGCACGCTCATAATTGAATTGAGTAAACGGGTTTCGTCGTCTGGACGGTCTGGCATTCCTTCTCCTTTCCCTCAAGCCAACCCAGAAAACCCTGGGCGGTCATGCCAAGCACGATGTAGCGCACCAGCTGCGTGAAGGCGTCCACGTCATCGTCGTGGGCCATCTTCGGGAAGCCGTAGAGGTGATTCAGGAAGTCGTCCACCCATTCGGCGCCTTCCGGCAGGTAGACATTCCCCGCCTCCCAGAACGGCGCGCAGGTGTTCGCCCGCGACACCTTGTCCGTGTCGGCCTTGACCGCCCGCACGGGCAATAGGGTGTCGTTCGTGAGCTCCTGGATGAGCGACTGGCCGGATGCCTTGTCCTCGATCAGGAACACGTCCGGCCGCCAGCGGTCGCCCATCAACCGAGCCTTAACCTTCAGGTCGGGATAGCTCGCCTGCTCTTTCCACCGGTCCAACAGGTAGAGCCCGGCGTGGCCCGCCTCCTCGCACTGGCCCGCGGCCAGAATCACACTGAAGTCCGCGCTTTCCTTTTCCTTGAAGGCGGTGTCCGCCGACAGGAAGGTGGCTGTGAACTTCGGGATGCCACGATAGAACTTGACGTAGCCCCGCCGGAAGATCTCGCCTTCCTTGGCCGAGGGGCGCTGCTGGTGCTGGCCGGCATAACCCGAGCTGCCCTTGATCCGCTTCTCGGCCGCCACCACGTCAGGCGGAAAACGTGCGGGGAAGAACAACTCGCCCTCCACCGTGCGGGGGTCCGTCCACCCCAACGGCGTGGGCACGAAGTCCGGGTCGGTAGGCTGGGGCGCCTCGTACTCCTGCCGGACGATCAGGAAGGCCCAGTCCTGCTTGTCCTTCTCCAGGATATGGCCAGTCAGGTCCTCTTCATGCAGGCGCTGCTGGATGATGCAGCGGTGCCCTGTGGTGAGGTCGTTGAGCCGGTTCGATGCGGCGTCATCCCACCAGGTGATGATCTGGTCCCGCTCCGCCTTGCCGCCCGCGGCGTCATTCGGGTCATCCACGAACATGTCGTCCGCCCGGTCCCCGGTGATCTTCGACCCGGCCGGCTGAGCCTTACGGAAGCCCGTCCGGCTGTTCCGGTAATGCCCCTTGGCATTCTGATCCTTGGACCACCCCCAGGAGGGCTTGAACAGCCGCTGGTACCAGTCGCTGTCCAGGATGTCGCGGCACTTCATGCTGTCCCGCATGGCCACGCCCTCGTTCCCAGAGAGGAACAGGCCCCGCCAGGACGGGTTGCGCGTCCACATCCAGGCGGGCACGGCCACAGACAGGATGCTGGACTTCATGGAGCCGGGCGGCACGTTGATGATCAAGTTCCGAATGACCCGGCCGTCCTTGACCAGCCGATCCTCCAGGAGGGCCTGCACATGGTCACAGATCACGTCGATGTGCCAGTTCCAGACCAGGGGTGTAGTGGGCTCGTAGATGGGCCAGGACTGTTTGACGAACTCGGCGAGGGACAGACGCCCCTTGGCTGCGCGAATCCGGTCCAACCGGTTCATGTGATACCCCGGGCCTTGGTCTCCAAGCGCTCCAGGTGGTCCAGTTCCTCCATGGACAGGTTGGAATAGTCGGGCTCGTCCTCTGGGGTCTCAGGGAGTGCTTCTTTGCCCTTACTCGCAGCCAGTAGGGCTGTGCCCGTCTGTGCTGCCTGGTTGGCCGTCACGGTGATGGCGGCGATGTCCCGCAGCACCTCCGAGTTGACCTTGCCATCCTGTCCCAGGGCCTGCTTCACCTTCCCATTGGCGATCTCAGCCAACTGGGCAGCCGTGTCAGAGCCCGCCTTAGCGGCCCGCGTCAGGTTCAGGCTGATGGACTTCAGGTCATCAGCCAGCCTCACAGCGAGCGGTCGTTCCGATTCAGGAAGAGCCGCAAGCGCCTTACTTGCTTCAACTAGTTTGTTTGCAACCGTTCGTATTCGTTCTTTCTTTTCTGAACACCGTCCAGAAATGTTTGATTTAGAAACGCCAAACTCCGCCGCAAGCGCACCCATGGAGTCCCCAGCGACCACCCGCCGCTTAATTTCGTCCCACTGCTCGGGAGTAAGCTTGGAGTGACGTCCCATTAGGCCGCCACTTGTCCCTCAAACTGAGCCAGCGCCGATACCACCGAGTCAGCCCAGAATGCAATGGCACCCTTGGCAACCAGCAGCGCCAGCATGGACACCTGGGCATTCGTGGGCTTGCCACCAGGCGCCTTGACCTCAATGTAGATCGCACGCCCAGAAGGTGGAACCACGCCCACCAGGTCCGGGAAGCCTGCTGGGGTGGCCGAGTAGCCCCCAGCGCCTCGTGCCTGCCTCTGACGCATCCCTGCGGCCCCGGAATCGACATGGACAAGGGCAATGCGGTGCTTGAGCCGGAACGCGTCCTGGATGGCCCTTTGCACGGCCTTCTCGGGTTGGGCCTTTCGCTTCTTCGGCTTGGGCTCACAAAAGCCACCGAGGGGAGGGGAGTAGGAATCATTCACAGGGCACCTCACGGTTGAGAGGGGCCAGCCCCTCTCGTTTTGAAAACCCCTCTCCGAAAATTTCCTTAGAGAGATAAGGAATAGAGAGAGGAGAGAGAGGTGAGAGAGGTATATAGAGAAAGGACGGAGAAACAGACAGTGAAGAAAAGGCAGGATTAGAAATCGCTCTCTGGGCTCTCACCCCTCTCAGATCGCATAGCTGCGCACTTCCAACCCCTCTCGGTGACCACCCTCTCACCCCTCTCACCCCTCTCATTCCTGGGGAGGAATCCATATCGCAACCCTCCTTTCTCCAGTAAGTGAGCGCACCCATCCCTTCCTTCGAAGGAGCTTCCCGAGGCGCTGGCCCGCCGCGTTCGTGTGCTGGGCGGCAGGGATGCCCATGTGGGTGAGGAGGCCTGACAGGCTATAGCCGGACGGTCGCTCCTGGGCAGCTCGGCGGGCAGCGTTGTCGATGAGTTCCACCGCCTGGTGGATCAACTCCTCCCACGGGTCCTCAGCTTCGAACCGTGCGGCGTCCTTGGCCCGCAGGCTTTCCCGGGTCTGGTCCAGCCAGTGGGGGACCTTGTGGGACTCCAGGTCCATGGCCTCGGCCCACAGCTGCTCGCGCCAATCCTTGAGGAGGTCCAGGTCGATCTGGGTGCAGTTGATCGGCCAGAAGCGCCGGGAGCCGGTGGGATCGAAGAGGAAGGACTCCTGGTTTGTGGTGCCCACCAGGAACCCCGAGCGCTTGAAAGCCAGGGCTGTGCGGCCGTAGGGGGGACGGTAGACGTCCTCGCTCGAACTGAGGAACGATTTCACCCGCTCGATGGCTTTGGTCCCCGTGGTGTGGTCCAGCTCGGCCAGCTCGGTGCACCACTTCCGGTGCATGACCATGAAGCCGTCCTTCGATTCCACATCCAGGGGGCTGTCGCCGAACCACTGGTCCCCGATGAGGGTGTGCCAGAAGGTGGACTTGCCGAGGCCCTGGTCCCCGACGAGCACCGGCAGGGTGTCCAGCTTTGTGCCGGGCCGCAGGACGCGCCGGCACGCGCCGATCATCGTGCACCGCAGGTAGTGGGTAGATAGGGGGCTCTCGGCAAAGAGGACCTCCTTGCCCACTCGGTGAATTCGCTCCTCCTGGTCCCAGCGCAGTGCCTTCAGCCACTCCCGGACGGGGTGGATGGTGGTCTCCATGGCCTGGGCCATGATCTTCGAGGCCATCTCCTCGCGTCCGAAGGCCACTCCGTGGTGGTCCTCGATCTGCTCCTGGGCCCAGTCGATGAAGGCGTCGGTCACATCCTTCTTGTTGAACATGACCGCCTGGGTCATCTCGTTCATGGCCAGGGCGGGCCCCCATGCTGGATCGAGCCGAAGGATCTTGGCGAGGTTGCCCGGGGTCTTCTTG